ATAATGAAGATATGGGCTTATATACATCCAGAGCTTAGCATACTTTGTTGTGCTTTACTACAAGAAGCAGTTCCCAAAGGTATTGAAGCTGTAGAACTTGAAGTAGAAAGCCCTGATGATGTTGTATATGACGGTACTCAAATTAGATTGAAAACTCAAGACGAGAAACTACAGGAGCTTAAGGCTCAAAAGCTATCAGAGCTAAAAACTTATGTAGCAGGTTTACTTGCTCAAACTGATTATGTAATTACAAAGATAGCTGAGGCTCAGATACAGAATGACACAGCAGAAGTAGAAACCCTCAAGCAAAAATACTCATCACAATTACAGCAAAGGGAAGCTATTCGAGCTTGGAATGAGCAAATGAAGCAAATGATAAGGAATGCGACAAGTTTAGAGGAGTTGAAAACGATAGAAATAAAATTTGAAAATGCATAAATATGGTGTCAACGAGGCGGTTGTTTGAAGTTTTATTGGTAGTAATTTTATTAGTTGTAGTTGGAACATTAATTATGCATACAAAAAAACAAGAAACTGTTTTTAAGCAGGCGATTAAACAGCAAGAGCAGATGATTAAACAGAAGGAAGAGCAAATACAACAATTGCAAGAGCAGTTAGAAAGTTTACGAAAGGAGCAAGTTTTACGGGAAAGGAAAGTGATAGTATTAAAGAAGCAGAGGATGCAAATACAGAAACCACGGAATGTTGAAGAAATAGTGCGGGAATTTAAAGATTTAGGGTATGAAGCGCAGATAAGATAGAGGAGGTAGAATATGCAAGAAATTATTAAGTGTTTTCATTGTGGTAAGGAAAGAAAGAAAAGTGCAGAAGGTAAATTTATAGATGGCAGTTGGATTGATGATTGGCGTTTGAAGAATAGTGAAGCATGGGGCAAGTGGGTATGTTCTGTGCATTGTTATTGGAGAGTAATTCATGAATATGGTTGGGATTTTGATGATTGTTGCGGTGGCTGGTGTGATGGTTAAGCGGATTGTAGGTGTTTTGTTAGTAGGTTTGTTTTTGGCAACGAATGTTTATGCATATGAAGTGTGTTTTACTGAAGAGCAGGCAAAACAGATAGTAGTAGAGTTGAAGCAGAAGCGGATTTTGGAGCAAGAGGTTAAGGAGTATGAGGCTTTAATTGAGAATTTGAAGAAGCAAAATGAGATACTGAAAGAGCAAAATCAGTTGTTAAGGGAGCAAATAGAGCTTTATAAAAATCAGAAACAGTTGTATGAGACGATGTTGAAAGAGTGTGAGAAGAAGCAGAAGCTTGGTTTGTTTGAGAAAGGTAAATGGTTTATATATGGTGCTGTTAGTGGATTAATGTTTTTAATACTTTTGTCAAAATAACTTGACAAATATGGAAATGTATTTAAATTATAGAACAAGGGGGCACTGGGGATGAAGTTGACTATTGCAAATTTAAAAAATAAAGATAGCAAAAGAAGACTAACTGAAGGAGGGGAAGAATATGGCTCGCAGGAAAAGAAGGACTAAGAAAAGAACTTCTCGTAAGAAAAAGAGATAAATGTTTGTAAATTACTTTTACATACTCAGTGCCCCCTTTTTAATAGGAGGTAGCCATGCCAGAAAAAGAAGAAATTTTAGGAGCTTTAGGGTTAGACAAGCCTGTACCACCACCGACTGGGAGCGGTCCTATATCGCCCGATGTTTTAAGGGCGGAGTTAGGAGGACCTGCACCAGCTGGATTGGATGCGCTTAAGGAAGGGATGATGGCGTTTATGTATCTGTTGGCTCAGACTGTTGCGACTACTCCTCCTTATGATGAGCTAACTGAAGCAAGTTTAGATATTATGAAAAGAATAGGGAAAGTTATAGATGTGAATGAAGCTTTGGTTAAGGCTCAAGTTGTAATGGGTGGTTTAGGGGCGGAGGCTCCTATGGCTGGAGGTCCTATGGCTGGAGGTCCTACACCGTCACCACCGCCACTACCACCTGCAGGGGGAGCTTCACCTGAAGGAGCTCCTAATTTAGAAGGAATTGAAGTTTAAAGGGGGTGACAACAATGGCTAAGAAAGCAAAGACTAAAGTTTTTACTCCCGAGAAGTATTCGGGAATTATTACTGGCAAGACAGCTCCTCTATCTGGGGGGCAGATTGCTGGTAAGGATGAGCCTATTTATGAGAATTTTATTAAGCCTTCTCGTGGGAAGAAAGGGAAAAAATAGAGGGGGATAGTTTATGGAAGAGAAGGCTATTAGTTTAGACCAGTTGGGGATACAAGCTTTACAGAAACTTATTGAAGAAATTCAGTATGATGATGAGTTAAGGGAAAAGTTTAATCAAATTTTGGAGGAGACTGGATATTTTGTTCCCCCGCCAAAAGAAAAAAAGGTAGAGGAAAAAATTAAAAGTGAGATAAAAAAGATTGAAGAGGAAAAAGAGGAAATAAAGACTAAGCTTCAGGCTTTTGAGAATGAAAAGAAACTTCAAAAGGCTTATGAGATAATGGACAAATATAATATCCCTCGGGAGATGATTACCGAGGTAGAAAAGTATGCGAGGGAAAATGGCATTCAAAAATGGGAGACTGCGTGTAAGCTTTATGCTTTGGAGCAAAAGCAGTTGCAGTCGTTAACCATCAATCAGCCTCCTCACAGACGGAATAAAGACTTAATGAGCCGTTATGCAGGTGAGGAGGGGAAGGCTAATTTGAAAGAAGATTTGCTACAAATTTATAGAAACATTGTAAACATTTAAATTAGAAAGGGAGGTGTAGAGTATGCCAATAACACCATATGTAACTGACATAGGAGGCGGTTTTCGAGACACCGCCACTTTAACCAGATGGTTGAATGTAACTCGAAGAAACCTTTTGATGTATGCTTTAGCTCAGAACTTACCCAAAGTATCAGCGCTGTTTAAGCTTTTGATTGAGAAGCAAGACAGTCAGCCATTCCAGCATGATTTTGTGATTTTTCCTGTGTATGGTGGGCCTGATGCTACTAACCAAGCTAATATGCAACCTCGTTATATCGATTTCACCACAGGGGAGTTCACTAAACAAAACTACTTTGTAGATGTGGAGTATGCGAAGTTTACCCCCTCTGGATTATATCAAACCTTCACTGTGAACTTCTTTGAAGGGCTTATTATGGAAAGCCCAAATAACATTATCGATACTGTGCAATTAAAGATTGAGGAAGCGATTAGGCAGATGTTCCTTGCTTTGCAAACTGATTTGATGGGGTCAAGAGAAACTCACGACGAAAAGTTCTATGGATTAAAAGATATCATTGATAACGGAGTTAACCAACCAACTTTTGGTGGATTAGATAGGGCTACTCATCCTTGGTGGAATAGTCCGATTTACAATTACGATGATTTACTTGCGGGCGATACTGGTATACCTATTTATGCTGTAATCAATCGTGGGATTAATAAATATTGGAACGACCATGGTAATGTTTATGGCATGCCAAAGGTTGGATTTACTGACACAATGACTTTTGCTAAGATTGCTGAAAGCTTCATGTCCTTTGAGAGATACATTGTTGGTGATATTAGAAACATTGCAGACATTAGGGAATACAACATCAGAGGAATTGATATTGGCGGTATAGCAATCTTTCCTGACCCATACTTACAGCCATATACAACTGGAGACCGCACAGTAGGGGATATTTATTTCATTAACTTTGACCACATTTTCTTTACTGGAGCAAGCCCGATTGAGTATTATATGCATGAATGGTGGTCTGAAGTTGTAAACGGCAAACTTGCATTTAGCTCTCTTTGCTTGCTTACGGGGCAATTTTACACTGATAGACCAAGGGCGCATTTTGTAATTAAGGGCGTTCCATCTATGGCTGTTTAATAGATAAAGGGGAGGGATAATCTCCCCGTTTTAATTTTTTTTAGGAGGGCGAGCATGCCACTTCTATATAATCATACTTCAAAGCCGATTAGGATAAAATTTGGTTTTGAGACTGAATGGATAGAGATACCTGCAGAGGCTGAGTATGAGATACCTGATAATTATGCTTATGTGTTTTTTGGTTATGGTTTAGAGACAGAGGCGCAGTTAAAAGAATGCTATAACAGATTGAGGACTTTGGAAAATGAATTGTCTTATGAGGATTTTTTGAAAATTCATGACAGCATTACTACAGCGACAGTAGTTAAGTATGGCAAGAAGAAAGGTATTGAATAATATGCTATGCCAACAGCACAGGAATATTTTCAGAGAGTTTTTGATAGATACCCAGTAGCATGGGATGAAGGTCCTTTTTTATACAGACAGCTCAATTTTGCTCGAAACCAAGTTGCTCTTGATTGTGATGTAGTCAGGCGTATAGAGAAAGCGGCCAATCAGCACATTATTTATTTAGACAGACCTTTTCTTGCAGTAAGGAAAATTTATTTCAGAAAAAGCGACCTTAGCTTTTTGTATGAACTGAGATACAAAGCAACTCCATTTTATCCAACTGAAAAATGGTCTAATTTGCCTACTAATTATTATTTGGTTTATCCTGACCAAATTCACATTTTGCCATTTGGATTTGACCATAAAATAGATGGTGTTTTTGAAATTTATTATATTCCAAAGTGTCAAGATATGAGCAAATTAACAGATGAAGAAAGTGATTTGCCCGAACAGTTAATGGAGTTAGTGGTTTTACAAGTTTGCATGAGGCTTGCGGAGAATGATTTGCAGTATGCCGTGAAACAGTATTTTGAAAATGAATACAAACTGCAACTTTTGAAAGCAACTAAAGCGAGTTACTTGTATGGCTAAAGGAAAGAGAATTGTAAACATTCAAGTAGATAAAAAATATCAAGGGCTTGGTAATTTATTTCATGTTGAGAGCCCTATTCTTGGGCTTGCGACCAATTTAGAGGATACTAAGCGTGAACCGTTTCACGCTTTAGAACTTTATGCTTTACCTGATTTGCGTTATGGTTGGATAAGTATTCCAAAAGAGGTGGTTTTATCTTTGTCTTCACTTAATCATAATCAATTAAGTTCCCCGACAAATTTGTTGGTTGGATGGCTGGAAAACAGTTTGTATATCTACGATTTAGAAAATCAGTTTGTTGCCTATCAAACTACATTAGACGGCAATATCGTTTCTGCTATTTTTATAAATGACGTTACGATAGCTTGCTTGGTTACTTTATCAACAAATCCTTTAAGGGTGATATTTTACAAATCTGGTGTGCAAAAAAGTTATAGTAAGAATGGAACATGTTTAGCAACCTTTAAGGGACGTCTTTTTATAGGAGATGGCAAGATTTTGCATTTTACAAGTGCAAGCATTACAGACCCGAGCTTTGATGATGATCCATTTGCTACTGCTAATGGTGGTGGGTATTTAATTTTGAATTATCCTCAGGTCTCAAAAATCTGTTATTTATTGCCATGGGAAGATATGTTGTATATTTTTACTGATGGGGGGCTTTATATTTTAACTGTTTCTTTGGCGAGTAATTCTCCTTCTACTTTTTACATCATAGATGCGGGGATTAATTATGATTTTTCTAAAGCTAAAATTTTGCAGATAGGGAATAGATTGATAATTGTTTCAAGTGTAGGCATATTTTATTTATCTGGAATGAATTTGGAAAGAATAGATTGGATAGTTGCTGATCAATTAAACAATCTGGATTTTGTAAGGGCTGGATGTGGTTATTATCAAGGTCAAGGTTTTCTTTTTGTGCCATATTTAGCCCAAGATAAAACTTTAGCTTATAGTTTAGAGTATGCTCAATTTTTCTATTTGCCGTTTAAAGCGGTTAATTGTGTTTTTACTCCAAGTGGCAAAACTTATGATTTTTCTCAGACAAATTTGAGGAAGTTATTTTCTGATAGGGGGCCTTACTATAAATTTAGCTATCTTTCTGTTTTGCATGATTATGGGCAAAATCGGTTCAAATATATTAAAGAAGCGTGGATAAACGGACAGGGAAATTTTCAAGTGAGCTTTTTATATGACAATTATGGGCTTTATCAGGGCTTTTATAGTGCTATAGGACCTGATTTATCAATTTATCGGAAAAGTTTTGGAAGAAAGGGTTATCGGATAGGCATACAGATAAACTCTGATGACAGTGGGGCTTTTGCTTTTGTGAATAAAATTAATTTAACGATGCATGTGCTTGGTCATGTGAACTACTTTTATTATACAGGTTAGTAGAAGATGCTTTATGTGAAAATTAACAAAAAGTATTATAGCAATCTTGAAGATTGGATGTATGATATGGACAGAGACCATTTGCAATTTTTGGATACTTTGCAATCGTTGTATAAAGCTTATACTGGCGAGGAACGGTTGATGAGTTTAGTAGCATTGAAACAGTTAATCAAACACGAAGATTGGAATGATATAATGTTTTGGAATTATCGTATCCATTTGGATTTATATCAGTTTATAGCTGATTTAGGGGCAAGGTTAACTCCACCGATAGTGGTAATACCGAAGATACTTAAGGCTTCAAGTGAGGCGGATGCGATTTATAAAGAGTATCTGATGCATCGGGATATAGAGCAATTTTTGATAAGTTTAGGAGGTGGCTAAGATGGGTTTATTTGGGAGTAGCAAAAAAAAGAAGAAGATAAAGAAGGCTAAAAAGGCTATGCGAAGTGCACAAGATTTAAGTGCGTATATAGCGAGGTTAAAGACGCAAGCTCCGAAGACATCAAAGGATGAGATGATAAAAAAGCTTTTAGGAGATTTATTACCGAAAGTGAGAGATAAAGTTTCTGAAGAGTATACTAAGGTTTTTCAGCCAGCGGAGCAATCAGGGGTAGCGTTAGCATCAACGGTAGCGGGGTCTCCAGCTGAGGCATGGAAGCAATTTTTTGCGAAGCGGAAAGAAGAGGCAGTTGAAGGGAAAATGAAAGAGTTAACGCCTCAGTATATAGAGAACCTTAGTCAATTTTTAGGGGAGTTGTATAAGCCTGAGGTTGCGGTGACTTATGGTTTAGCTAAGACGGCACCGCAATGGTTGAGCAGGGAATGGTATAAAGCAAGACCGCAGGTAGAACAACAGTTTGCGGATGTGCAAAAATCTTATGCTTCTTTAGTAGAAAACATACAGAATTACTTAAAAGAGATAGGGCTTGAGGGGATAAAGGCTGAGGATATTTTAGGACAGATATGGACAGTGTAAAGCGTTTGCAGGATTTAATTAAAGCTTGTATAGATTTGGGATGGTTTTATGCTGATGATGAAATGTTTTTAATTTGGGTTTATACTAATGAGGAACTAAGGCAAGCAAAAACAGCTGAGGAGTTTTTAGCGAAGATGGATGCTCCTAAGGATGAAGTTTGGTTGCTTAAATGTTATGGGAAGCCAAAGTTTTCTGTATTTAGGGAGTTGGGTCGAAGATGGAAGCAAGAAGATATAAAACGGATAATATGGTTTAGAGATTTAGAGGAGGTGAAAACATGGGTGCTATAGGGAAACTTTTTAGTTCTATTTCGGGAGTTTTAGGTCCTATTGGTTCTATTGTCGGAATAGTATCTGGTATTGCTTCAATAATGAGTGCTTTTAAGCCGCCTAAGTTGCCTAAGTTTGAATTCCCAAAGGAAGTATTTGACAGGTTGAACGCTCGGATACAGGCGATGACCCCTTTATCTGAAGAAGCAAGAAAAATAGCTACTCAAGCTTTAGAAAAATTTAGGACGGGGCAATTAGATGATAGATATAGGGCTCAGCTTGATTTACTATATGCACAGAAGAAGGCTCAAGCAAAAGCGATGTTATCAGCAAGAGGATTAGAGGGAAGTTCTATAGAGCAGGAAGTAATGAATGAGATAGACAAATGGTATCAACAGAATTATTATGCTTTACTTAATCAACAGTTGCAGGATGCGTTGACTATGGCGGGGTTGGGTCAATCTGATATTAAGGCGTTAATGGAGGAGCTGAAGGCATTAGGAGTAACTTGGGTAGGAATAGGGACTGGAATGCAAGCGGGTAGTCAAATTTGGACAGGGAGAATGATTGGATTAAGTCAAGGTGGGGCAACTTTAGGTAAGAGTTTAGGAGAATTAGCAAGTGCAACAGGAGCAATTTCTACGGGAACTACTCAAGGGTTAAACTTAGCGTTTCAGGATTTAGATATAGCAAGTAAGTTAAAGCAGGTGTTTCAGCCAAGTCAATGGAGCTTTAGAGATTATGATTTTGGGGGATAAAAAATGATGAAGGTGATTAAGCAACCTTTCCCTGATTTTCACAGCGGAACTCAGGAAGGTGCAATAAATCCTCTTACAGGGGAATTTTACATTCCACCGAAAACATTTCCTTCATCTGGTGAAGCTTCACAAACAGCATCGCAACCGCAAAAGACAACTTCTGCCAAACTAAAGAGCACTCAAAAAGCAACAGCAAAAAAGCCTTTAACTGCAAAAACTGTAGAGCAAATTTCTATTCCTATTTTACCTTATACTTCTGAGGGGTTAATTTCGGCTCTTAATCAAGGGAAAATAAGCCCACCATTGGCTCAGCAAATTTTAAAAAACTCAGCACAGCAAGATTTATCGGCTGACAATCTTTATAACATGATAGCCAATCTAATTCAAAGTTTACCCGAAAATATTAAAAAAGAAGCAGAGGCTTATGAAGCAAAAATGAACAAGATTTACAATGATATTCAAAAAAATTTAGAAGAGCAAGTAAAGATAAACCAAAAATATGCAGATAAGAAAATGGATTTATTGAGGCAACAATTAAATTTGATTACGAATATTTTTACAGATTTAATGAAAGAGAAGCCCAATTTAGAGCCAGACAAGTGGACTGAGTTTGGTAGGCGTTTAGCGATGGCTTTAGGGGCGATTTCGGCGGTGGCTCATCCAGAGTATGCTCCTTATTTTTATATGGCGATACCGCAAGTAGTTCAGTATTGGTACAATGAAGATATGCAAAATTTTGAAAAAGCGATGAAAAAATTTGAGTTAGCTTTGCAAGTGGCAGGAACACAGTTGGATTTTTATAATCAAATTATGGAACACAGCTTAGCTATTTTGGATTTACAAAAAGAGAAGGAACTATTACCTGTCGTTTTAACCGGGCAATTATTGATGGAAAATTATTACACTTATTCTGATGCTTTCAAGAAGTTGGCTACAGAAAGAGTGAAAGCTATAAATGATAGTATTGGGTATTTATTAACATTGCAAGACTTAAAATTGAAGGCACAGCATTATAAAGACTGGGCAGAGGTTCAAAAATTGGCAAAAGCAATAGCGCTTGAACAATTAAAATTTAATGAGTGGTATAAAAAGCAAATGTTAGCGATTAAAAATTACTATGCAAAAATATTTGGTGGCAAATTCGAATTAGAAAAACAGAAGTTGTTAACGCCTTGGTCAGTCCCCGGTGTTTGGTTGCCACATATACTTAGGAAAGCAGAAAGCCCCGAAGAGGTAATAGAAATATTAGGAGCTTATGGTGTTTCTATACCAGAACAATTGAAAGGCGGTTTGAAGAAAAAGTCATCGAAATGACTTTTTAACAATGAACAATGAGTACTAAAAAGAAAGACCAAACCATAATTTTACCTCCTGACCTTGAATTTCAGAAGTCATCTCTTGTTATAGAGCAACCAACTCCTTCAAAAGTAAAAGAGACTGTTTTTGAACTTACAGCTCCACCTGAAGTCAAAGCGGAGATAAAGAAAAGGAAAGAAGAAATAAAATCGTTTGCATATCAATTTGCTACTGATACGGTGTTTACTGTCGTTAGCTTTTTTGTCCCTACAGTGGGGGTTTTGACTTGGCCTGCAAGGCTTCTGCGAATGGGTAAAACTGCTGAAGCTATTGGAGCTTTTTTGGCTAATGTTGATAAATTAAAGGCGTTTAGATATGTCAAGCCCTTTGCTGAGGAATTTAAGGTAGCATCTACTGTTTATTTAGGAGAACAAGCAGTTAGTCACTTTACAGATAAAGTCAAGCCTACGCCTTTGTTTGAAGTGTATAAAGACTTTTTATTGGGCAGGACTTTTATAGGAGCTTTTGGCAAGGGATTGAAGGCTGGGTATAAAGCAGGCAAGGAAATATCTAAAACTTTAGTAGATTTTGCTTATAGTAAATTTCCACAGTTGCCTAACCATGTAAATAAGGCTTTAAATGCGTTTTACAAAAATTTTTTTGGAATTTCCAGAGAAGCTTGGCTCACTTTAAACAAGCTTTCTGGAAAATTACAACCACATTTATTAGAAGCTAAAGTAGCTCAAGAGCTTTTTTCAGCTTTAGACCATCCTGAAGTTAAAAAAGAGCTTGAACAGTATGTAGAGCATCTGCGTCAGGGTTTACATCGAAGGGCTGACCTTTTTGATGATCATTTTTACGAAAATATACGAAGATTTTATGTGCCTAATTTTACCAGAGATACTTTGAAGCAATTATCTGATGTAATTTATCTAAAGCTTTTACAGATGGACAATTTAAATAGTCCTATTTTAGCATCGTTTATAGAACGAGTGATACAAGGGCATCCAGCTCCTACTTTCAGGGATTTGTTTTGGGCAAAAATAAAAGCTGATTTAGGGGGGATTTGGGAAGATAGCAAAAAGGCATTTGTTGAGAATGCTTGGCGTATGACGCTTGGTGCTGTTAAGAGAGCGAGAGGACCTGAATTGACACTGAAGGGTAAACCAAAAGAAGAAAGACAGTTAAACAAGTTGGCTTTATATTTTATGAGGCGTCTTTATGAAGAAGAGGGAATGAAAAAATACAGAACTGGTAGGGTTGTTATTTTACATTATCTATTTGAACCGCTTCTTAAATCACATGGGCATGACCCATTTGCTTTATTAATTGAAGGATTAAAAGTTAATGTTGACACAAAGAAGCTTGGTTCGATGGTTCAAAACTTAGTGAAAAAAAGAGAGCAAAGTTTTTCTGCATTTTTAGAGACATTAGGTGAGTATGCATATAAACATGGGACTGACTTTTTCTTTATCAGGAACAGAGTTTGGAATTTGATGAAAGGCGATTATAAAGGTTTACAGAAGTTGTGGCAAAGAGAATATGTGCCGATTGTTGAGCAATTTTTTGAGCAATATATACCACGCTTAGGGTTTAAGCATCCTTTACGTAGGTTAGGACTAAAGGAAGCAACTCCGCAAGATATTTTGGAGCCTTTAGATATTGACCGTATTTATTCAGACAGCGTGTATAAATTCATGATGCGTCATCATCCTTATTCTGTATTGAAGCCCCGTTTCTACAACAGTATTGAAGATGTTTTAGTAATTGGTATTCCGAGCACAATAGTAAGAACTTTAATCAAGCATCCTAATTTAATGCATGAACCAGAAAAATTAGCTGAGGCTGTTTTGAAAGAGTTTGGGTTTACTGGCGGGTTAACTATTCCTAAATGGATAGCGAATAAGTTTATAGTGCCTCAATTCATGCATAATCTTTACAATCACATTGATGAAATTTTAGCGCATCCAGAAATAGTTGCGAAACTTGGTGATCCATTGACAAAAGTTCATGAATTCACTTTAATGGACAAGAAGGTCAAGATGACGGGTGGGATGCTTGATGCTTTGAAGGATTATTTCATAGCAATAACGGGTAGAACATCTGGAGCTTGGCAAGAAAGTAAAGTGTATACTATTAACCGTTTATGGAAAAGGGCTTTCTTATTTCTATCCCCTTTCTTCCATGCTTCAGCGTTAAGTTTATCTGGTTTGGCGTTGAAAGGGAATTATAAGATTACTGCTTGGGATATTGTAGGAAGGGCTTTAATGGATAGTTTGCAAGTTACTTTTCGAGGGTTAAGCCATCCTGAATTTGGTTATATGGCGAAAGAAGTAGCTGAAACAATCAATCAATTAACTAAGCAAGGATATAAGGTTAATGAGATTATGTTATCTGGATGGAATGAAGGAGAAGCTTTATGGGGCAATTATATATTGACAGGGAAAAACATTCTTCATGAGTTATTACAGAAGGGGGATGCGGAAGCTTTTAAAGAGTTGATGAAAGAGTTTGAGAAATATGAGCTTAAATTAAAAGCAGATAAGGTGTTGAATGCAATTCATGGTTTTGAGAGATGGCTTTGGGCTGGTTATTTCCAAGCGTTGAAGCTGAGAACAGCATATACTTTGGTTAATGCTTATAAGAAGGGCTTGCTAACTGCTGATGATTTGGTCAAGAATTTGAACACTATTAACTACATTTATGGTGGTTTGCATACTTGGTATTATGTTAATCCAAATCGAGCACAGCTTTACAGATTGCTTTTGTTTGCTCCTGATTGGTATTTGACTTTATTCCATAACTTTAGAACTTGGTTGCATGGTGATGCTCCTTTGGTTATGAACTTTTTCCCTGCTATTTTGAGGATGAGGTTTTATTTGTCTGTTTACGCTAATTATGCGTTTAATGGTCATTCTTTGTGGGATAATTATAATTTGCGAGATCCCAAGGAGTGGTTAAGATTATTTTTAAAAGATTGGCCTGAACTGTTTAAGCTTCATGTTCCTATAGTGGATAGTAGGGGGCATCACAGAGTGTTTACTTTTAACCTTTTAGGGTTTGATATTGAGCCCTTGGAGATGGTTGGAATTTTGCCATTCATGAGGAATTTATATACAGCTCTTTCTCATCCTACTATGAGTTTTGACCAGCGGATTTTGAAAGTCAGTTTAGAAACGTTAGGGGAGTGGATTGAGTTTTGGTATAGAAAAGCAAGTATGATAATGAGGTTTTTTATAAAGATGTATGAAGCAACGAGACCCAAATTTGGTTCTGTAAAAGAGGAAGCTCCTACAGCTCAGGAGATTTTTTTGGAAGCAATTCAAGATTTTGCTCCGCTTGCGTTAGTGCAGATGTTTGGAACGCTCAGGTATCCTTACAAGGGAACACCTGAAGTAAGAGAAGTAATAAGAGTTGCGAGTGTTTTTAATATGGTAGGTTTAAAAACTCAGGTGCGGGATAATTTAACTTATCTGTTATTTGAAAACAGGCACAGAGAACAGGTGGTTTCTGAGATTTTAACTCGATGGTTGCAAAATTACAGAGAGATAAAGCAGGCAGAAAGAGAGCTAAAAAAGGAGTTTGGGCTAAAAGTAGGCAAATCTCAGGATGTATACAAAAGCTTGCTTGCTTCTTTAAGTCATGCGTATTATAATTATTACATGCATCCATGGTTGCGAAAAAATGCTCACAGAGATTTTAGTGAGATTAAGGAAGGAGCGGAGGATATTTTGCTTTTGATAAAGGAGGATATAGAAGCATCAGCTTTACCTGATAAGATGAAGCATGATTTATGGCGGACTATTAGGAAGCGGTTTAATAGTGAGTTATGGGATGCATATAAAACTATAGCGAAGAGAGATTTACCTGAGGTTATAGAAAGAAGAATTCAGGAAAAACAAATGAGAGAGGAGGTGAAATAATGCCTAAGACTTGGAAGGAATTAGCAGAGGAGTTAAAGATATTAGCTGAGGTTATACTTGAAAAAGCTAAGGAAGCTTTTCAAGAGGGGGACATAGATAGAGGAGTATTGTTGACGAGAGAGTTTAGGAATGCGATTAAGACAGCTGGGGATTTGAATATGATAGCTCAAGGAGCAGGGGAATTAGAAGCAGAGTTTGAGGATGATGATATTGAAAAGATTTTAGGGATAGAAGACGAAGAAGACGAAGAAATAGAAGAAGAAATTGAAGGAGAAGAGGAAGGAGAAGAAGATGAGGAAGAAGATTTTGACACCGATGACGATGAAGAAATTGAAGAAGAAATTGAGGACAATGAAGATGAAGTGGGGGCCTCTGATGATTGGCTCGTCTCGCAAAAAGAAAAAATAAAAAACAAGGTAGGTGACAGCGTAGTAACTTTAGAGCAGATTTTGAGGGGGATTGTGAAGAAAAAAACTTAAAGAGGGGTAAATAATGCCCAAACAGAAAACTACTTCTGAGACCCCAAACAAAAATAGTAAAGTTGTAGGGTCTTTTGTAAGTATTTTAATTGGCATTTTGGCAAACATGAAAAATGTTCTTTATGTCTATACGACTTCTTTGTCTGCTTATTTGTTTTATGAGGCGATGTCCAAAGATATTCTTTTTACTTTGCCTGTGTTAGGGTTTTTAGCTATCAGTTATTTTCCGATTTTTTATAAGCGCAAGAATGATTAATCCTGACAAAGAGACACTCAAGCTTATTCAGATGTTTTATACTTTGCTTGAGAGTGCCCATCCTGCAAGGCGAAGGATTATTGCTACAAAGATACTTGAGGAGCTTATGCCATTTGTCTTAGGGAAAGGCGAAAAAGTAGACAGTAGATATGATGCTGATTTATTTACTCGAGCAAAACAGGTGGGAGGCTACTTGATACATCATTATGGCAAAGTTGGTTATCTTTTGCTTGAATATTTTATTAAGTATCATGAGCTATGTTAAAAGAGCTAATCAAGAAATTCTGGGCGTGGTCAAAGTATCTGAAAATCAACTCGAAAGATTATGGTCTTATTAAATTTAGTCCTGACAAATGGTGGGGCTCTCAGAAGTGGTTGCTCAAGGCTATTTATACTGCAGATGACGACCAGCGAACTTTTGTAGTTCTCAAAGCAAGACAGCTTGGCATCACTTCTCTTTGCAACGCTCTAACTCTTTTTTACCATCAATACATTTCGAACTCTAAGGGAGCTGTTTTTGTAGCTAACTACAACGACATTGATTACATTAGAAAAACCATTATTCATGATTTTTATGATATGCTTGATGAAAAGGTTAGGGTGATGTTGACGCATAGTTCAAGAGAAGGCTTGCGATTTGCTAACAATTCTACTATTCACTTCATTTACACTTCGAAGCGGGTTACAGGACAAGGTAAGGCTGGTCGTGGTAGGGGTTATAATTATCTTCATGCAACTGAGGTTGCTTATTTTAACTCTTGGGATGACTTAAATGCGATGCAAGCTTCTCTTTCTGATGTGCATCCTTATAGGCTTTATATCTATGAAAGCACGGCTAATGGATATAATGAGTTTTATGACCTCTATGAGATAGCGAAGACTTCTCCTGCGATGAAAGCTGTCTTCATTGGTTGGTGGACTAAAGAGACTTATCGTTTAAAACCTGATAGCAATATTTACAAGCATTATTCTTATCCGCCGAACAAAGAAGAGAAAGAGTGGCTTAAGGCGGTGAAGCAGTTATATGGTTATGAGATAACGATGGAGCAATTGGCTTGGTGGCGATATCAGATGTGGGATAGATATCGTGGTCATAAGATGTATGCTTTGCAGGAGTTACCCTTTTTTGAAGACCAAGCTTTTCAACTTTCTGGAGATAGGTTCTTTGATGCTGTCATTTTGAAACAGTATGAAGAGGAGATTAAAAAAGAATTGATGAATGGGACTATCAAAGAAAAATACTACAGGCTTACTTATGATGGGGAAAGATTTGTGTTTGAGGAGACTGGTTCGGATAAAGCAAATTTGACTGTTTGGGAGTTTCCATCGGCTCATTGTGTTTATGTTTTGGGGGCTGATCCGACAATGGGAGCTAATCCTGATAGTGATAACGCTGTGATTTCTATTTGGCGTTGCGAAGAGGACAAAATAATTCAGGTTGCTGAATTTGTAGATAATCAAGTCCCTCCTCAGATTTTTGCTCGGTATATTTTGCTTTTAGGTGGGCTTTATAATGGGGCTTATGTAAATTTGGAAGTAACGGGACCTGGGCAATCCACTTTGAAAGAGTTTGACTATTTGAGAGCTCAAAGTTGGGTGCCTGAAGTTGTGATGGATGACATTACTAAAGAAGTTCTTCAGAATAATATCAGATACATGCGGGACTATCTTTATTACAGAGCTGACAGCTTTAGGAGAAGCTTTTTGAGGCATTGGAAGACAACTCCTGACCTGAAAGTTGATTTGATGCAGATGTTTAAGGGTTGTGTTCATGAGAAAAAAACTGTGATAAGGTCGAGAGCTTTGCTAAAAGAGATGGCAAAAGTAGTTAAGGATGGGTCGGTAATTGAGGCTGAAAGTGGATTTCATGATGACAGAGTAATAGCAGGAGCTTTAGCAGTTGAGTATTGGGTAAGGTATATTCGAGGAAGAGTGCATTCATTGAAGCAGAGTTTTTCTTCAGGGCAAAAGGTTATTAGGATTGGGAATGTTACTATCCCGATACATTAAATCAGAACTGTTTTTGTCTTCTTTTTCTTAAGTTCTTCTTCTTTTTTTGCTACTTCGTAACGATGCAGAATGTAATTGTCGACGATATTATCTTCTTCAACGACAAAATTAGACAAAAGTTCATCGAAAGTCATTTTTTCTCCTCTGAGGATGCCTTTGGTTTTTAATCTTTCAAATGCTCTTTCGAGTTTATCTCTTGTGTAGAAGCGTTGAAGTTTTCTGATGGCTAAGGCATCTGTAAGGACTAAGAGAGCAATAGGTAGAGGGTTTTGTAAAAAGATGGGGTGAATTAAGCCATACAGAGTAGCCCACATTTTTGCCATTTCTTTAGGGAATTTTAGAAGGAAGTAAAGGTAAAGCACCCTTACTTCGCAAGCGAGGTCCTGAAGGTCAGGAGGAATAAACATTTTGGCATATTTCGCTTTAAGCTTCCTGAAAAAGGTCGCTTCAGCCTTCAGGACCTCTTTTAAATTTTTGAAGTCAACGAGGTTGATATTGAATTCTCGCATGATGGTTTGCCAGACTTCTTCAAACGTCTTCTTGTTTTTCACATGCTCAATAAACATTAAGGTCATCGTTGTATAAATAACATCATGGAAGGCATATAAAAAACGATTGCCTATTCTGCGTTCTTTGCCCATTTTTACAGAGTTTCAATCGTTATTCTACACCGTGGAGCTTTGACAGCGTATTGCTGTTTAATTTCCTTAGGCACTTGATATTCAGTTTGCCAATAGAGCTTTTGCTTGATAACGAACTTATCAACAACATAAAACTTCTCGGTTTCATTTCTGTTAAGCATTTCTGCTTGCATGTCTTTTGGGATGGTAAAAGCTTCTTTAATTTTTTCGGTTAATTCCTCGTATCTCTTGGCATATTCTTCAAGCTCAGCTCTTTCTTTTAGCATCATGAGAAGCTCGTTATCTTCACGAAAGATGATTTTTTCAGCTCCTTGCATTTCAGTCAGGCACATGTGTTTATATGGGCAAACGAGACAAGTAGCCAAATCATCTGGATTAGTTCTCCAGAGTGGCTCTGGATAGGTTCTTTTCTCTACATGCTCGTTAATTTTTTTAGCTTTTTCCAGAATTTCTAAAGCTCGGTCCTCATCCAAAGACATGTGAATTTCTTTCCAAGAGCCGTCGAAACCTCTCAGAATAAAGATGCCACCTTCTATTTTCTCGCCTTGTTCACGCATCATGTAAAGATACAGATTGAGCTGGTGATAGTAGCCTCTGTAATAAAACTTATCTGCCTCTAAGAAGTCCTCAGCCTTATTAAACTTTCTCAAGTTCCAACTTTCCATCGACTTGATTTCAATAGCATGCACCTTTCCGTTGGTTAATATTTTCCCATCTATCTTTCCAGAGATTTGATATTCTCTAAGAAAATAGGGAACTTGCTGATGGATGACTTCGAAGCCAGTTTGGAGTAAGTCGATGATGGTCTGTCGTTCAATTAATTTTCCCATTTCCATTTTCATAAGCACTGAAGTAGGCAAAGGTGCCTTTTGATCCCAATGCAGTCTTTCAAAGACTAAATATCTAAGACAAGGATGCCCCAAAGAAGAACATCTGTTGCTATTAATTGGGAATTGCACTGGCTGATATTTTTCTCTGATTTTTTCTACTATCATTTTAGCCCTCCTTTTTTATTTTTTTCTTTTCCCGCCAATTTTTATAGTGCCCAATTGCTCCTCAAAAATTTTTCTTATTTGCTGTTTTTCTTCTTCCGTAACTTCAGTATAGTCAAGATAAAACCCTGACCTAAACCAGAAACGAACATCTGCTTCATTTGGATGCTTTTTCTTATTGCCAAAAGTTACTGCAACTATGTCATCTTGTCTTAGGATGTCTTCATCATCTCCAATAATTATGAATGCCACTTTCTCACCTCCTCTTTAATTTTTTTATCAAGCACTTCAATATTTTCTGTCTTTGTTGTCAGCTCTTCAATCGCTTTGTCAAGTTCTCTTAAAAACAAGCTCCTTGCGTAATAAAAAAGCTTAACATAATATTTTGCTTTCTCAATCATATCTGCCATGATGTAATTGCATGCTGTATAAGCGTATGAATTCATCACGTTTTCTAATCTTTGCAAAAGAGACCCTGTTGCTCGGCGTATGTCTCGAATTACTATGTCTTTAATCGGTCTATCCATTTTTTACCTCCTTGGACTTGAACTCAACCTGTTGTTCTATTTTCCCAACCATTTTTGTAACATCCTGAATGTTTAACCCCCTTAACCCTAACAGCGTAGATACCCCCCTCGCAATCAAATTAGACCTTGCCGACTTGATAACATCAGAAAGCCTGATTTGATGCGGTGGAATGTTTTGTCCTTTTGCTCTACTAAAGAAGGGGTCTCTGGAAGAACGAATACCGATTTCCTCTATGGTTTTATCGCCCCAAGTAAAAGTGCCCCGAAAGATAACTGTAAAGTGCCCATCAGGGTCGTATTTGATTTCAGGCTCCCCAATCTTGTAAGAAATGTTGAATAGGAGCATTAAGCGTTCCGCTCCGTATGCTGAAAGATAAGCTCGACCCCCAAAATTGACCCAGTCGTAAGGTCTCGTAAGCTTGAGAATGAGCATCCTCTGCTTAGCAAGAGCTTCAAGCCTCTTTTCAGCTTTTTCTATCTCCTCAACGAAGTAATCCTTCTCCTCAACTACTGAAGGTAACCCAGAAGACGCCTCTACAACAGGATCCCCGTTGGTGATAATTTGAGTGTCAACTACCTCTTGAGACTGCCCGTTCTGGGCTGTTGTGTTGAAAGGCTCGTTCATGGCTCCACCTCCTTTTTAGTTTTTGCTTTTGCTTGTAATATAACTTGATTTTCCATTTTGTCAACTCCTCCTAAAAAGGTAAATTATCATCAGGGGTTGGGATGTTAATCTCTTTCAGGTCTTCCTTAGGCTCCTCTTCCTCTTCCTTAGGCTCCTCTTCCTTAGGCATGGTTATTATTTGAGCTAAAGGGTTCGGAGGACCTGCACTCCGTCTCACTGCACCAGCTAAATCAGATGCTAACCCCTCCGAAATTTTCTTTAAATTGATTTCATACACAGATGCCACTATATCGGTCTCCATGTATTTAATCCGTTTAGCCTTTGTATACCTCTTTACCGTTCCAGTGCTATCTGTTGTGTAATGCACTGTTACCACTTCCACTTCTTCAAAAAGCTTCAATATAGTCCTCAAATCAAGCTTCACAAAATCTCTAAAGTCCTCGAGACACTCCCGTGTAATATAAGCTTTCTCCGCAAGTGGGTCTATTTCACCGTAGACATGGTGTCTGGGCACCTGTTGCACCGATGAATTCCTAATGACAAAATGCGGAGCTCTGGATAGTAAGAACTCAGCAAAATCCGCTAAAATTTTCTCCAAACTTAAATCAAGCTTTTCTAATTGATAACTCAACAATGCATAAAGATTTTTCTCTAAAACGCTAATCTCTTGCCGTGAAAGATTGTAAAACTTCTTCAAAAAATTAAAGCTCTTCTCTATCAACTTCGTAAAAGTAAAAATCTGAAAATGCTCAGGCATCGGAATTTCTATCTCTACATCCCCCTCTTGCTCCAAAAACTTTATGTAATCAAATCCAGCCCCGCAAGCTGACCGCATAACCTGATGTAATGTCTGCGGATCATATTTCATCGTATAGTTCCCCCAGTGATCTACAGGAACTATAACATAACGCCTTTCCGCACCTCTCCTCTCAAACTGCGGATCTACTTCACCTGTCACAAATACTACTGATTTTAGTAGCGTAATGTCAATCGATAAATCTTTCGTGCCTCTTAACTTTCCCATCCCACCTGCTATCTTAAAAACACGCTCCTGAAGCTTGCTGTCTGAAATTAACGCCGTCTCATCAAAAAGAACAGGCAAATTATGAAACTTTCTCATATATAACTCAAACCCTGTCTCTGTAGCATTCAAAGTCATCGGAACATTGATATTGTAAAATAAACTCATAATAAACTGAGATGTTGTAGTTTTCCCTACTCCACGAGGTCCTACATCAAAAACAGTAAAACCTGCTATGTTCTCATCTATAAATAAACTTGCCACACCTAAAACTATCTTAACTCCCAACCAAAGCCCTTCAACCAAAAGCTCTCTCACTATTTCATGCTGTTTCGAAGCGTTGATGTATTTAAAATGCTCTACATCTTTTGGGTCAAGATCACAATATAAACCATACTCAAGAAGAGCACTTTGATTAAGAGGATGTATAAATACTCGCTTGCTCCCCGTCTTAAACCAACCAATTTCTGAAACAAAGAGCTTTTCTTGATGATTTCTTATCAAAGCATCAAGCAAAAATTTAACATTATGCGTATCAAGTATAGGTCGTCCAAGAAAATTTTGCAAACGATTAATATCCAAAGTTATCCTTCCTGTTCTGCGGGTCTCGCAGTTATAAATAATGTAAATAGGTTCATTTGTCGAAAACTTAAACCCTCTGTCTTTCAATAAAAATCCAGCACAAACAGGCTTCAGTTTCTTAATCCTTTTCTCATCTTTTTCTGATTTTTCATTCTCAGTCAGCAAATACCAGTCATTCTCTATCAACGCAAATAATTTAGTTCCATGTTTGATAACTTCTTGGGCTCGACCAAGGTCATCTTCCGTAAAAACGGGAACCCCTGAAACTTTCGGTTTGCCAAACCTTCCTAAAATGTAAAGAGCCGTTCGGGCATCCTCTTCATTAAAAACTTGCTGAGTAAGAATGCTAATGCCTGCTACTTCTTCAATTGACTTCTTGTAGGTCTCTTCAATTGCAGACAACCGCTGTTTTATGCTGTCATCATCATTCAACCCTTCGTAAAGCTCCTTTCGCAAAATGTCTTCAACGACCTCTTTCGGCAAATGCAACTTTCTTGCAATTCCTGAAAGCCCTAACCAAATCGTTTGTCGAACCCCTTCTGTGTAATATTTCTTGCAAAGCTCGACTATCTGCAAAAACTTTGATACCTTCGTTTCATCGCCTACTTTCGGAGCAAATACTTGAACATTAGCCTGAACTCTTTCCGTTTCGTATTCTTTACCTGAACGCTTATACGCTTTTACAAGGAGCTTTTTGAACGCCTCAAAATCAAGCAAAGCAATATTAAGCTCATGCTTTATGACATCGTAACCATCTATGAAGACATACTTATAAATGGTTCCATTGTGTCGAACTTCAGAAGGGGGCGCTACTGCATACCTTCGACCAAACAAAAATTCAATCTTGAACACTTCATCAGGGTCGGAAAGCTTAATTGACCGCCTCTCAAAGTTCTCAGGAACATTGTAAAGCCCATACCAATAATGATGTCCCCTGCGAGTTTTAACTGTGACTGTCGGGATAAACTCTTCCTGAGCTTCAAACCAAGTAATAGCCTCAGGACTATCACAATCAATAATCAGCAAATTGTTAAATCCAGATACTATGCCTATATTGCCTTGATGCTTCTCCCAATAATATTCCACCTGTCCTGTATCGTAGACTTTTTCTAAATCAAATCCTTTAATAGGAACTTTAGAGAGTTGAGCGAGAGGTATTACAACAAGACCATACTTTCGATACAAGCGCAAAAACTTTTTTAACTCGCTCATTTTTTAACTCCACAAATTTTAAATTATAGACAAGAAACAACCCCTTTTTTCATAACTTCTAATGCTTCTTTTAACTTAGCGAATTCTTCTTCTGAAACTTCTTCTCCTTTCACATAAGCAACAGGTCCCTGATGTAGCCAAAAAATCACTCTTTCTCTGTTTTCATCGTCCCTGTCGAATTCTACGATAGGAACTAAATAGAGATTAATATAAGCACTGCCAAGTTTGACAATCATAGCCCCACCCCCTATTTTAGCATAGTTCTTCACCAATTCATCACACCTCATGTCCATTTCCCACCTCACCATCTCCGCACACCTCCACACTTCACCACTACAACTCCTGACGCTACAACTCTTTACCCAGACAACCTCAATTCACAACCTCAACCAATCCTCTCATAACAACACCTCTACTGCTCCTTTTTCTTACCTCTACTATTCTGCTTAGCTCTCCTCACAACCGCCACCTCATTCCACCCTTCTTTACCAATTCCATTCTAAACATCTTACCTCCTCTCAACTCCCTTACTTAACGACACATCTCTCAGCACCCATCCCCCACTCTACACCATAAGTTGTCATAGTTTCCCACTTTACTAACTCGTTACTCGTCGCTAAATCTTGCCTCGTTTCTCCTCCTATTTCTTTACCACAATCTTCTTCATCTTCCTCTCTCCAGATACTACCTTGAACTCCTTCACTTCATACCGCCCATACCTCGCAGTCCGCCACCCCGAATGCCCCCACTGAATGCCATAACTTAAGATTTTTTGAATATGCTCTGGAGTAGGTATTTTGTCCTTTTTCTCAATGTCCCAAATGACTACCCTAAACTGCAATTCCGCTGGCAGATTTATCAACTCTGAACTTGATATTGTAACTATCCTCTGTGTCCCTACCCAAGATGTCAGGGGTCTCGACAAAATGCTATCTGGCTGTTTTATCGGTTCTCCATTTCTCAAAATAGGTATTAAATCCGCCTCCGAACTTATTCCCCTCTCAATATCCCATCCATACGGAAAAATATCAACAAACCTCGATATTGCATTGCGCAACCAACTCTCACTCATCCTGTATTGAACTATCTCTTTTAGATGCCCCTTAACCTGATGATGGCTCCAACACAAAGCACCCTCTTGATTGCGAAGAAATACCTTAACTTTTTTATTCTCAAACTCATCTTCCTCACCGTTTGTCATTCCCATAAGCTCCTGCTGCAACCGCTCAAGTCTCATCTCTAAAGCTTGCCTCTCATTGTCATCTTTTACCTTCGATAACTTCTTCTCTATTTTTTCGATTTCTTTTTTGATACGCTCCTCAAAATAAGCTGTGCCGATGTCATCAATGGGATTAATACCAAGAATGGGTGTAATGTATGTAATGCTGACATCAATTACTGTTGGCATAACTCCTACCTCCTTTTTGATTTTTTTTAAAAGCGGGCTGGGGGAATTGAACCCCTCCTCCCCTAAGGTCTTATCCTTAGGGACGCTCTCCATTGAGCTAAGCCCGCTTTAGCTTACTTAGCATACTCGGCTAAGAACAAGGTCGAAGTCTAATTGCCTGAGCTCCTCCTCAGATAAGACTTTGCCCTCAGGCAACCTCGTCCTGAGGACAAAATGAAGACCCGCATCACCTTCCACCATTTTTACAGTGATGCGGTTGTATGGAATTTCTACCCCAAGAAGCTCCGTGAGCACTTTGGCAGTCGCCTCGTGGCCGACTGCCGATGTAAACCTTATCTCTTTAACAATCTTGCGAGCTGTCTCTAAGTCGATTTTCCATAAAGAGACAACATACCCCTGTTTGTTTTGAAAATCCACAGGTATAATTAGTGTGTTGAAAATGTAAAGCATAGCTCCACCCCCTTCTGTTTTTTTTTCGTTATAAGCCCCTAGGGGGATTTGAACCCCCAACCCGCGGATTAGAAATCCGCTGCTCTATCCTGTTGAGCTACAGGGGCTTCTTAAAATTTAACGCCTAATCAACTTTTTTAAATACCTCGTTATTTTTTTCACAATCCCTTGACGCTCAAACTCCTCTCTTTTTAGGAAAATTAATTTGCCATCTTTCCAGAGTGTTAAATATTTGGGTTCCTGTAGTTCTTTCTTCATCGCTCCCACCTCCTCTGTTTTTAGTCTAATGCAACATTTTCTTTACACCCGATAACAACATATCAGACGCCTGAAACACCGCAAAAATAAAATCCGCATTCTCTTGAAACAAAAAAAACAACACCGCATCCCTAACCACTTCATCCCCTCGCAACGCACTTATCATCTCCATATACTCTATAAACTGCTCCTCAAACTTCAGCACTACTTCGCTCATCTTCGCCTGCTGTATCTCTTGCGGAAGTAACCCCGCCATTATAAGAAACCACAAATTTTTGCGGTGCCCCTCCTGCACAAAATGCATCATACAAAGACGAATGAGCAACGCTAAAACCTCTTCATCAGTAAGCTCTTCCTTTTGCTCTAAATACTGAACCGCTTTCTCAAGACATGCCCTTTCAAAGGTTTTCGCCTCATGATTAAACTCAAACCTCCGTAACGCCTCTAAAATCTTCCTGCCATTAATACGGTTATAATCCCCCAAAATCTGCACCAAAAAATCATCCCTCCTCTCAACCATGGCTACACCTCCTCCGCTTTTATTTTTGCTAACTCCTCATCTATTAACTTATATACTTCTTCCAACTCATTTCGCACCTCTTCCTCCGTCCAACCCATATTCACCCAATACCATATAGCCTCAACTACCCCTAACATACGCCAACTCTCTAACCACCTATCAAAAGCAACCGCTACATTACCATTCGCCTCATTCAAACACCTCTCAAAATCCTGTAGCTCACTTCTGATTTTCTCTAACCTCTCTTCTCTCTTCATCTCCGCCACCTCCTCTGTTTTTTTCCTTCTTCAAACTTAATACCCAGCTTCTGCATCACTAAAGCCCTAATCCTATCCTCGCCCCACCTCTCCCATAGCTTTTTACCCTCATCCGTAAAAAGCAACTCAAACAACTTACCCTCTTCAATAGCACACTCCACTATCTTTTCAATACACGCCTCGGGAAACAATCTAAAACTCGTAGACATAACCTCACCTCCTCTTGATTTTTTTCAAAACTTGCTTATACTGTTTATAACCCTCCTCCATAGCACCTCCTCCTACGGCTCCACCTCCTCGCCCCTCTCCCGCTAAGGGAGAGGGGTTTATATACTCACTCTAACGGCCTAATGTCTATATACAGATTGCCCCCCAAGTAGAATTTCCCCCGATATCGGCTTGCCTCAAACACCACCCAGAAACCACTGCGGTGTGGAGAACTTGCACACTGTGCAATACTATCGCAATAACAACAATAGAAACTTTTTAGTATTGGCTTGATAATTAAATCATTATTGCCCACTTTTGCAATTCTGAGCTCTTTCATCATAACTCACACCTCCTCTTGGTTTTTTATCTTTTTCATTCGCATTTTTCATTCGTTTTTTCGTTCATTCGATTTTTCGCTCATTTTTTCGTTCATTCGATTTTTCGCTCCTTTTAGCACGGATCCCTACACTGCATCACTCCCCACCTCCTCCCTCAGCCCCTGCGCCTCTTCAGCACAGGGGCAATAAGGCTACTCTGCATATGTTCTCTCTATCTTTTCAAGTATTTCGAATATTCCTTCAGTGTTTTCTTGCGACAACTCTTTCATCTTTTTTATGCAATATTCATCAAACTTTTCAGATGGATACGCTTCTGCATATCGAAAAATCTTTTTAGTCGTTTTTGTATCAATTTCTAATATTTTTTTAGCACGCCTCAGCATTGCTCCACTCGGATAAATCCAAAATGGGAGCACTACTAAAATCGCTCGCTCTATAGGATCATCAGGAAAAATCCGCAATCTCGGATGCTTACTCTCCATCGCATACAACATATCCTCTACTAAAACTACCGCCTTGCCATCATTAGGACGATACAACAAATAAGTAAATAAGTAATCATACAATTGATACAATACTCCCTTTACATCCATGGCTCCACCTCCTTGAGTTTTTTTCTGATGCATTGTGGATGCTCCGGGTCTGGGCTATCTTCAATATTCCAGCACCAGTAACCCAGAACCCTGTCCCAATCGAGCGCCCCACAATTC